TCCCTTCATTTGAGGAATGTTGCCCTTGTTTGATTCACTTATTTTAAATCTTGTTTCCGGCGAAAGATGCTTTCCTGTAGTCCAAGGCAATATTCCCTTGCGAGATTCACTTAATTTGCGACGAGATTCAACAGACATATGTCTACCTCTATGGAAATTACCTATTTTAATTTTCCGTTCCTCAGAAATACAACGCCCTTTAAGCGCCTTGCTTATTTTTTCGCGTGCCTCCTTTGAAACTTTATGCCCTAACGCTCCCTCCCCGCCATCTGTTCCATTAACCAAACGCCATCCTTCTGACCGGCCATAAGCAATCCAGGCAATTTCCTCTTTACAACCATCTCCTTCTATTTCGCCAATAAGCAATATGGCAGGAAGATGTCCGGTTGATAATATAGATCGCAACCAATTAGCAAGATGGGACGTTAGATTTAGACGCCGTGCATCCGTTAAATGAACACCAAATCTTCTGGAAAGAGATTGACCGGTTTTCCCGATATATCTTATTTCACCGCCATTGGGTTCACATAAAACATATATCTTAGTAATCATAATCTAAACCGTTCGGCGCGTATAGGTAGAAGAATTTAAATTAAATGTAGGTGACCCATATTTTCTGCAATCGTCTCTTGCGGCATTACTCATTAATCTATTGACTTCTTGGTCGCTTATCTGAATTTCTTGAAGCGATGCGTATCCCTGAGTCTGAAGTCTTTTATAAATCATAGTTTTTAGCAATTCCGCATACACGTCAGGCACAGTAATCGTTGACGATGTGTCCGCAATGTTAGCGGGGAGCTTATAGTATATAAGCGAGGCAGTATAATCTGCATCCGGTATAGGCGAGAAGTAAATCGAACTGCCAAGGATATAGGCAAATTCAGGCGCACCTTCTGACGTGCCATCATCATACTCGTTCGACAACCAATTCTCGTAGCTCATAAGTTCTACAATTCCACCAGCATTTGCTGATGGCGTAAGAATACGAAACGCACCAGCAATATCATACGCTTTTCCGAAGTCGGATGGCAGAGCTGTTGCACGCGTGGAAGTAGTTGCCGTTACCGTAGCAGACGTGCGAAGGAATCCCCACGAACGAGAAGTGCAGATGTCATTCTGCGCGTCGTTTATGGCCGAAAAATAGTCATCAGAAAATCTGGCATTGTTAGGCGCTTGGCCAAATTTAAGCAAGGCACTTTGGTAGATCGATTGAACCGACATAAAACCCCCTTGCGGCAGTCTTATGGCCGCTCATAAATCACCGTCGCCATAACACTCTGATTAGTAACCGCAGAATTAGTAACAGTCAGATAAATCGGTTCGTCAAGCAAGCATATCCGCTGAACATAATTAGTCAACATATATGATGCAGTAGCCGATACGTCCGTAGCTGTCTTTAACGTAGTAACAACACCAGTGAGCGCGTTGGATGACGACACAACAACAGAATCCATAGATATAGCATTTGCAACTGTAATGTCAATACGGTTGATATACCCTGTAACCTTTGACGTAGTTTTCACATTGCTAACAGCCGCCAGAGATTCCGCACCAGTAACTTTTGCAACTACCTTATCAATACCAGCAAACAACAAACTGGTAGCACATGACATAGCAATCGCTATGAGTAGAAATCGTTTCATTATATTCCTCCCGCTGGGGGGCAGGATTGGCCTGCGCCCCCGTTGGTTTAATCGTGTCGTTACTGATTACGAGATACAGTTCCGATATACGTAATGATGTTTGTCGTACCATCAATATCGAGATTTGTCACAACAACAACACCATAATCAGGGAATGCAGTCGCCGGAGCCATATTCGTTACTGCACTACCATCAACAGCACTCAATACGCCAGCCGCAGCTATATTAGCCGCGCCAATGTTAGTAACAGCCGACCCATCAACCGCCAGTAACACCGTGGCCGCTGCCAATTGTGCCGCCGACATGTTGGTGATAGCCGAACCGTCGACTGCAGGCAATACCTGCCCAGCCGTAATCACGTTGGTTATCATCGTTGTGTTAATGGTAACACCGTTGATTAGTCCAGAAGCAGTGATGGCTCCAACAGTTATGTTTGGAACAACAAGAGTGCCGCTTTCATCAACGTAGGATACAGGCGCACTTATGGGGCCAACAAACACCGTGTTATTCGTATTATACGGAGCCGCCGAACAAACCGTCGCCAATCCAGCAATCGCCAGAAGGACACCGAGTTTCTTAACCTTGTTATACGGGCCGCTACCAACACGGCCATCGCCATCGAGGTCAGCACCCATTTTTTCCTCCATCCAGTTTTTTATCTTGCGAACCGTAAATGCAACACTTGCCAACTGCTTTGCAAGGTCGGGCGTTACATCCTTCTTGACTTTTTCTTTTTCTTTTACTTCATTACCCATCATAACCTTTTCTCCCTTTTAAGGGGTAGGCTGGGTCAGTTTTTACGCCGACCCAGCCCTAACCTTGTTTGTTACTTGGTCGTTTAGGCCGCACCATCTGTGCCGTAAATCTGATACCAGTCATACGGCGCATGGCTCAGACGACAGGTAATCGTCCAGCTACGCGAGTCATTGCGAATGGTCTTATCAGGTTTCACGGAAGGGCTACGCCGCATATAGAACCGAATCGGCTTTTTGTCAGTCACCAAGAACCACGCCGTTGAGCTGGTAAGGTAATGACCGATAGTGTAGCTGAGTTTCCGTTTGCGGATAGCATTGGTCTCGTTCGTGGTCTTGTACGGAATGTCTACCGATTCAAGAATCTCGGTAGCCGTGCGTTCGTTCGCCGCATTGACGATAAGTGTCTGCGGAATAGCCATCACCGGATTGCCTTCATGGTCGTTAAGACCGCTGAAGTTATCCACACCCGCCCACAGAGAGTCAGGCCCAAGCGTTACGTCAGTGGACGGAGCATTGTGCTGCGCCGCACCACCCGCGCCCGTGAAAGTCGCGTGACTGCGCTGAATCAGATACTCGTCTGCCGTATCAGCCGCACCAACCGTAAGCACTGTAAACGCACCATTCAGGTCATAAGCACCCTGCGTTTCGATACGATGCTTCATCGCCATTCCCATGCTGCCAGCCGTAGCTTCGATCACGGGGAACAATTCGTCTTCGATAGATTCCTCGGAAGCAATCAGCGTGTAGCCATACTTGACGTGAGTCCAAGTACGAACCGGGCCAGGTTTGAAGCTGGTCTCAGCCGCGTTCTCATACTCACCCAACAGAGCAGGCATAGGAAGTTCGCCATACAGCGAAACCTTCTCATACTGCTTCGTCGATCCCATCGTTTCGCACCACTTGCTGTATTCCTCGGCATACAGGCCGAGATACTGATAGAACGCCTTATTGATGCGAGCATCATAAAGGTTCGCCATACTTGGAGATATAATAGCCATAACTTATTTCCTTTTTACGTTTTCCTGTTTCTGTCATTTAGGACTGGAGCACCCTGGCCTGCATACCGCCCAAGAAGCGGAATATCACGCGGGCATTGGTATCGCCGATGGGATCAATGCAACCAACAATCACCACTTTCTTCTGGCTTGTATTGTCAACGTCAACATACCAGTCATCGCCGGAATCAAGTATCCCATACACTGCACCAAGGTTAGCTACTGCCAATACATGATCGCTCGCGGTTGCAACCAATGTTCCTGCGAACAGGTTATAATCATTAGCCTCATAGTACGGAACAGCAGCTCCCGTGGTTTCAGTAGCATCCTTAAGAGCAATACCAATAACCTGTCCGGTGTCAGCACCGCCGGTTGCAAGAGCTTCGATAGTGCCAGCAGTATATTTCAACGGAGCACCAAGCTTATAGTCTTGGCTCGCCGCTTCGCCAACGGCACCAGTCTTATCAACTATTGCGCCGTCTTTACCCTCCTGGCGGTAAATAGCGAATGTTCGTTTTACACGAGTTGTCGCCATAACATTTCTCCTTATTTCAATTAAGTTTCAAACACATATCATTCTTTTTATGGGCTTAAATAGAATGACCAATGGGCAATTAACACGCACTGGGCAATGCGTTTCAACAAATTACGCCTGCAATACATTCGCCTGATGATCCCCAATGAATCGCACAATGACTCTGGGATTTGTGTCACCAACGGGATCAATAAACCCAACAACTTCGACGAGTTTTGTGACTGCATCGGCAATATCAACATACCAATTAGTTCCTGATTTGATCAGTGAATATGCTACACCCAAATTACCTACCGCAAGTACATGGGCAGTAGTGTTGTTAATCAAAGAGGCTTCAAACAGAGTGTAATCATTGGCTTCATAATACGGAATGGCGGCACCAGTAACTCCTGTCGCATCTTTTGCCGCAATCCCTATCGGAAGTGTGGCATCCGCACCTCCGGGCCATTCTACAATAGACCCCGTTGATCCTGTTTCACGGGAAAGGGGCGCACCCATTTTCCATGTTTCACCAACATCTTCACCGACAGCATCCTCAATAGTTATGCCATCTTTTCCCTCTTGGCGATAAATCGCCATAGTTTTCATGACACGTGTCGTAGCCATAATCTACTCCTTTACAATTCGTTTATGCTTTCTCGCTTTGTTACTTCCGTGGAATCGGATTCTACAACCGCACCACCTCTGCTCATCTTTCGGGCGTCAGATTGAGCAGCTTCCTTGGCTCCGACGTGACGCTTCGAGCGTATAGCTTCACGTTCGTCAACCAATTTTTGCGGGCAACACATCAATATACGATCTCCACGTTCTTTCGTTTCGCCGGTTGTATCCTTGTCGGCCTCGAAGGGGTTTCCCATAATCTTCTCGTTGCCAACCGCTTGGACATAACCCTTGCCATAAAAATCATCCATTTCACCGTCACGCGATTTGCTTCCCCAAACATAATGCTTGTCAGGGTCTTTATTCCAAACCGACCATCTATCGTTCTTAGCCCTGTTCTCAAAGGTGACGTTTGCCTTTACAACATCATCTTTGTGTTTAACCCAGTTGGGGTTTCCGCGCTTCTTCGGTGCATCGATCACATTCAAATCTTTTGTTTCTTCGCTCATGGGTATCTCCTTTTAGTTATCCAGCCTTTTGTTTAGATTGCTCATACATTGCCTTTGCCTTGTCGGGGTCAGCCCAATTAAGCAATTCCTGCTTTGTTTTAAACCTACCCTGAGCATCCTTAACTACTTCTGGATCATTTACCCATGCCGGTACTTTCTCCCTTACACCACGCACCCCACTGCCGCCAACACCGCCAGCTATCTCAACCTCGCGGTTTATCTTGTCGCGTGCATCGGTTTCGTGCTTGGTAACGCCGGACTTCCTCAAATTAATAAACTCTACCTTACGCTCATACGATAACCCCTTCATGTCGGGGCATTCCTCGTCGAGCTTTTCAACATCTTTAAGAACCTTGTTAGATTCAGGATTTAACGCCAGCATCTTCTTAAACGCTCTGTCCTCAGACTGTGTAATGCGTTCCTCGTATTTCTGCCGATCCAACTCCTGATTAAAAGCGAGGTCACGAACTACCTTTTCCAGACCAGCAGACGGGTCTTCGGAAAACTTATTCTTTATATCGTCGATATATTCCTCAAAACTTTTAGCAGGCTTTGGAGGTTCAGACTCCTTCTCAACATTGCGAGTTCGACTGATATACTCCTGGTTATCCTTGAGCCGTTTTTCAAGCGACTCGTTTGCTTCCTTAGCTTCCTTTGCTTGTTTGGCGTTTTCGTCGCGTTCAGCTTTTAGTGTTTCCACCTCGCTCGGCTTTTCATCGGGCAATGTTTCCGGCGGCTTGACAAGCTGTTCGGTAGTTACATCTGTCTCTGTCGTTTCGAGCACTTCGGGCGGATTTTCAACGGTGGGCTTTCCGTCTTTTTCTACTGTCATTGCGTTCTCCTGTTAGAGTGCTTCGGGCGAAGCCTCAGGTTGAGCCGTGGGGCTAACGGCAGTTTCTTCTACTGGTGCTACCACCTTGCAAATCTCCAAATCATTATATGGCGGTGTAATTTTATAATTATATTTTTTCAAATAATCTATTGCCCAAACTATTTTATCGCTCACTCTTTGTCCGTAAGGATGCGTGCAACTCCATAATTCAAGATTTTCTATACAGTCATCGTTTCTTATGCCATTTTTATGATGTATGCTTTCTTCTGGAAGAAGTTTTCTTCCTAATGACTTTTCTACGGTATAACGCGACCTACGAACTACTGCTCCATCAACCGTCCCAATAAAATAACCAGTCCGATGACTTCTCCAAACTATTTTGTCAATCCCTTTTTCAGATTTAGGCGTAGGTTGTAATCTCAAAAATAACCCCATACATTTTTTAGAGCAAAAATCATGTTTCTGATATCTTGTTTCACTATATCTCCGTTCAAATTCTTTTTTGCAATAAGAGCAAACACGCACAACTCTTGAATTATCTTTCCGTGCTTCACGAGCACATCGGATAGAACAATATTTTTTTGATCTATGCCCTATCTTTTCTCCGCAACGAGCACACTTACGAAACTCCTCAATCATTATAACTGCTCCGAATCAGCCATTACCGATACAGGCGAACCGGCCTGCATGTTTCCTAAATTTCCTGAGATTTGTGCTCCAGATTCAAGCCCAGGCAGAGAGTCCCCCTGATTCGCCGTCTGCCCGTTTGACGGGATTGAACCAGATGATGCTCCTGCCTGAGCCTGTTCCATCTTTTGCATCTGTTGATGTTTAGAAATATGT